CAAGCTCACGCAGCTGCAATCGAAATGTATATACAAAACCATGTAGGTATGAACAATGAAGGTCAATTTGGTAGTTGTTATTTCAATGAATTATTAAATGATTGGGCTAAATTTGACATAAACAAAAGAACAAAGCATGATGCATCTATAAGTTCTGGTTTAGCTATAATGGCTAACAACAGGCATTTATATAGACCTAACGCAAAGGTTGAAAAACCTAAACTAAACATAAGTATTGCTAAGTACGCAAATACAGGTAATACATCTAAATTAATTAAAGAATAAATATGATTACAAAAAGTTATTTTCCTTCTCAAGTAGTTAGTGATGTGGAAAAAATGAGCTATGATTACGGTTTGAAAGTAGCTAAAGCTATTGAAGCAGAGTGGTTTCACACTGAAAGAGGTAGCAATAGATACAAAACTAATCATAATAATTTTCATAATTTAAGACTGTACGCTAGGGGCGAGCAATCAATACAAAAATACAAAGATGAATTATCTATTAACGGTGATTTATCTTATTTAAATTTAGACTGGAAACCAGTACCTATTATACCTAAGTTTGTAGATATAGTTGTAAACGGTATTGCAGAAAGAACATATGATGTAAAAGCTTACTCGCAAGATCCTTACGGTGTAGAAAAACGCACGCAATATATGGAGTCTATATTAGCTGACATGAGATCAAAAGAATTAAACGACTATGCAGCAGAGGCTTTTGGAATTGACATGTACGAAAATGACCCTGAAACTTTACCCGGTTCCGAAGAGGAGTTAAAGTTACACATGCAGTTAACATATAAACAAGCTGTTGAAATTGCAGAAGAGCAAGCAATAAACGTTTTATTTGAAGGTAGTAAATACGAATTAATCAAAAAACAATTTTACTACGACCTTACTGTTTTAGGTATTGGTGCTGTAAAAACTAATTTTAACACTTCTGAAGGTGTTGTAGTTGAATACGTTGATCCAGTTGATTTAGTTTATTCTTATACTGAGTCGCCTTATTTTGACGATATATATTACGTTGGTGAAGTTAAAACAATACCTATAAACGAACTTGCAAAACAATTTCCACATTTGCAACAAGAAGATTTAGAGGATATAGTTAAAAATAAAAATCACCACAAATCTAATTACAACCAAAGCTATAACGAAAACGAGCAAGACAATAACAAAGTTCAAGTTTTATATTTTAATTATAAAACATATATGAACGAAGTTTACAAAGTAAAAGAAACTGGTAGTGGAGCTGATAAAATACTAGCAAAAGACGATACATTCAACCCACCTGAAGATGCTGATAACTTTGGTAAATTACATAGATCAATAGAGTGTTTGTATGACGGCGCAATAATTTTAGGAACAGACAAACTATTAAAGTGGGAGATGGCTAAAAACATGATGAGGCCAAAAAGTGATTTTACTAAAGTTAAAATGAATTATGCAATTGTAGCTCCGCGCATGTACAAAGGTCGTATAGAGTCGTTAGTACAACGTATAACTGGTTTTGCTGATATGATACAGTTGACACATTTAAAACTGCAACAAGTATTATCACGCATGGTGCCAGATGGTGTTTATTTAGATGCTGATGGTCTTGCTGAGATAGATTTAGGTAATGGTACAAACTATAATCCACAAGAAGCTTTAAACATGTTCTTCCAAACAGGATCTGTAATAGGAAGATCATTTACAAGTGAAGGTGATATGAACCCAGGCAAAGTGCCTATTCAAGAAATACAGTCAGGTTCTGGTGGTGCTAAAATGCAAAGTTTAATTGGTACGTACAATTATTATCTACAAATGATAAGAGATACTACCGGACTTAATGAAGCTAGAGATGGTAGTATGCCAGATAAAAACGCTTTAGTTGGAGTGCAGAAGTTGGCTGCTGCTAATTCTAACACAGCAACAAGGCATATATTACAAGCTGGCTTATACTTAACAGCTGAAACAGCAGAATGTTTGTCACTTAGAATATCTGATATACTAGAGTATTCACCAACTGCTAAGGCTTTTGTTCAAGCTATAGGCGCTCACAACGTTGCTACATTAGAAGAAATGTCTGAGCTTCACTTATATGATTTTGGTATATTTATAGAGCTAATGCCTGATGAAGAAGAAAAAGCTATGTTAGAGCAGAATATACAAATGGCATTGCAACAACAGCTAATAGAACTTACAGATGCTATTGATCTTAGGGAAATTAAAAATATTAAACTGGCAAATCAATTACTTAAAATACGTAGAGAGAAAAAGCTAGAAAAAGATCAAGCCATGGCACAGCGAAATATTCAAGCACAAGCAGAAGCTAATATGCAAACGCAGCAAGCATCTGCACAGCTTGAAGTTCAAAAAGAACAAGCTAAAGTACAGGCAGAAGCACAGCTTGAACAAATGAAGTCACAAATTGAAGCTCAGAAAATGGAGCAAGAAGTAATGCATAAAAAAGAACTAATGCAATTAGAGTTTCAAATGAATATGCAGCTTAAGCAAATGGAAACTCAAAACGTTCAAGCAAAAGAAAAAGAAAAAGAAGATCGTAAAGACGAAAGAACAAGAATACAAGCTTCACAACAAAGTGAGCTTATAGATCAAAGAAAAAGTGAAAAACCACCTAAAAACTTTGAGTCCGCAGGTAATGATATATTAGGAGGCGGATTTGATTTAGGTAGTTTTGACCCTAGATAAAAATTATTAATTATTATTATATTATATTATGGCAAAAAAGAAAACAGAAGAAGTAGTAGAAAAGGCTACTGAAGACAACGTGACAAAAGTTGATCTTAAACAAACAAAAAAAGATGATGAAGTCATCAAGGTAAATTTAGACAAACCACCAACACCAAAAGAAGATGAAGTTAAAGAAGATAACGCTGACGACAGCAGAGTGGTTGAGCTCGTTGAAGATGCCAACACCACAGAAAAACAAGAAGAAGTACAACCGGAAGCTGAAGCACAAGAAACTCCAGTATTAGAAGAAATTACTGAAGAAGAAGTTAAAGAGCAAACAGAAGAACTAGCTGAAGAAGTTGTAGAAGCTATAGAACAAGCTCAAGAAACTGGTAAAGCAATACCAGAGAATTTACAAAAAGTTGTAGATTTTATGGAAGAAACTGGTGGTAGCTTAGAAGATTACGTAAGACTTAATCAAGACTACTCTAGCTACGATGACATGACAGTTCTTAGAGAGTATTACAAACAAACAAAATCTCACTTAACAGACGATGAAATTAGTTTTTTAATGGAAGACTCGTTTTCATATGATGAAGAAGTTGATGAAGAAAGAGAGATTAAAAAGAAAAAAATAGCGTTAAAAGAGCAAGTTGCCAACGCTAAAAGCCACTTAGACGGGCAAAAGTCTAAATACTATGAAGAAATTAAAGCTGGTTCTAGGTTAACTACCGAACAACAAAAAGCTGTGAACTTCTTTAATAGGTACAACAAAGAGTCGGAAGAGACTAAAAAAATAGCGGAAAAACAAACTAACACTTTTAAATTAAAAACTAAAGAAGTTTTTAACGATAAATTCAAAGGTTTTGAATACAACGTCGGAGATAAGAGATATAGGTTTAATGTGAAAAATGCTAATGAGGTTAAAGAAACCCAAGGTGATATTAATAATTTTGTCAAGAAGTTCTTGAATGAAAATAATGAAATGTCAGATGCTAAGGGTTATCATAAATCTTTATTTACAGCAATGAATCCCGACGCTATTGCTAATCACTTTTATGAACAAGGAAAAGCTGATGCTATGAAAGATAGTGTTGCTAAGGCTAAAAACGTAAGTATGGATCCTAGGCAATCATTTTCTAACGATAACACAAGTGGTCCTAAAGTAAGAGTGCTTAACGATGACACTTCTCCAACTTTTAAGTTTAAAATTAAAAATAAATAAATAATAAATTTAAAATTACAAAATTATGGCAATTACAAACCCAGGTGGTAATTTAAATAGCGTAGCTATCCCACAAAAACAAGCAACAACTGGAAATTACTTAGACTTAGCGTCTACAGCTAATCAAGGTTGGGCACAACAATACCTGCCAGACTTAATGGAAAAAGAAGCTGAAGTTTTCGGACCGAGAACTATTTCAGGTTTTCTTTCACAAGTTGGTGCAGAAGAGGCTATGACTGCTGATCAAGTAGTATGGTCTGAGCAAGGTAGATTACATTTATCTTACAACGCTCAAATTAAAGACAACAACGCTGGTATTAATGGTGGTGGTGTTAAAATTGAAATATTAACTGATATTGATGGCGCTGATCCAGGAAGTGACCACGGTGTAAGAGTTAACGATACTGTTATCGTTGCTAGTTCTACTGAGGTTATCAAAGGACTAGTTACTGAGGTTTCTACTGTATTTATTGAGGTTGAGCCTTATGGAGCTGCAGTTTCTGCTTCTACTGATGACGATCTTTGTACTGTATTAGTTTATGGTTCTGAATACAACAAAGGTACTAACTACATTTCTGCTGATGGTTCTACTGCAACCGACAGAAGAGGATCTAATGAGCCTGTATTTAAGTCTTTCAGTAACAAACCAATTATATTAAAAGACTACTATGAAGTTTCAGGATCTGATGCTTCTAGAATTGGTTGGGTTGAAGTTACTTCTGAAGGTGGTCAAGCTGGTTACTTATGGTACTTAAAAGCTGAGTCTGATACTAGAGCTCGTTTTACTGACTATTTAGAAATGGCAATGTTAGAAGGTGAATTAACTTCTTCTGATGATGCTGCTGATTTCTTAAGTGCAAATGATGCTTACCATGGTACACAAGGTTTATTTGCTGCTATTACTGATAGAGGTAATTTAACTTCTGGTGTTACTGGTGTTAACGCTGCTACTGATTTAGCTGAATTTGACGCTATCTTAGCTGAGTTTGATAAGCAAGGTGCTATTGAAGAATACATGATGTTTGTTAACAGATCTACTAGCTTAGCTATTGATGACATGTTAGCTTCTATGAACTCTTACGGAGCTGGTGGTACTTCTTACGGAGTATTTAACAATTCTGAGGATATGGCATTAAATTTAGGTTTCACTGGTTTTAGAAGAGGTTCTTATGACTTCTATAAGTCTGACTTCAGATACTTAAATGACAAAGCTACAAGAGGTGGTATAAATACTATCGCTGGTGCTAATGCAATTAGAGGTGTCATGATTCCTGCTGGTACTTCTTCAGTTTATGATCAAACTGTAGGACAAAGCATGAAAAGACCTTTCTTACATGTAAGATATAGAGCTTCACAAACTGATGACCGAAGAATGAAAACTTGGGTTACTGGTTCTGTTGGTGCTGCTACATCTGCTTTAGATGCAATGCAACTACACATGTTATCTGAGAGATGTTTAATCACTCAAGGTGCTAACAACTTCATGTTAATGAAGTAAACTATTTATTAAGGATCGAGGCTTCGGCCTCGACCCTTTATTTTATTAATTTTATTATATATTATATTATGGCAAAAAAACAAAAAACACAAGAGGTAGAGGTGCCTGTTGTTGAAGCACCAGTTGTTGAAACACAAAAACCTAAAAAAGTTGAACCTGCAAAACCAAAGTGGGAAATAAAAGACAGGATGTATCATCTTACTAAAAGTTTAAAACCTCTGTCTTACTCTATAAAATCAGCTAATATATATTATTTTGACGAAGAACTAGGTTACGAAAGAGAGTTAAAATATTGTCAAAATCAAAAAACTTGTTTTGTAGATGAAATGAAAGGTGATCAAAGATTAGAGCATATTATTTTTAGAAACGGAACATTGTTTGTTCCTAAAAACAAAACTGTTTTACAAAAATTATTATCTTTGTACCACCCTCATAATGGTAATATTTTTTATGAATGGAAGCCTGAGGCTAAAGCTGCTAGCGATATAGAAACGCTAGAATTAGAAGCCGATGCAATAATAGCCGCTAGAGATATGGATATTGATATGGCAGAAGCAATCATGCGTGTAGAAAAAGGGTCTAGCGTATCTAAGTTAAGTTCTAAGGAGCTTAAACGTGATTTACTAGTATTTGCTAGAAGCAACCCTGCTTTGTTCTTAGAATTAGCGACTGATGATAATGTTCAACTTAGAAACTTTGGTATCAAAGCTACAGAGCTTGGTATTATAAAACTAAGTAATGATCAAAGAAACTTTTTATGGGGATCAAACGATAGGCCTATAATGGTAGTTCCTTTTGACGAACACCCATACACTGCTTTAGCACATTGGTTTAAGACTGATGAAGGTATGGAAATATATGCAAATATAGAAAAACGATTAAATTAATCAAACTGTAGGAGCGGTCGCTCTACGGGGCGACTGCAACTACTAAATAAACTAAATATGAAATCACAAGGTTTAGGAGATACAATAGAAAAATTTACAACAACAACTGGTATAAAATCATTTACACAATACTTAAACAAACAAGGTATGTTTGGTAAGAAAGGATGTGGATGTAATAAAAGAAAAGAAGCGTTAAACAAAGCATTTCCTTATAAAAAATAAAAAAAAATGGTAAACGTAGATACAGTATATCAAACAGTATTGGCAATAGCTAACAAAGAACAAAGAGGTTATATAACACCTCAAGAGTTTAATTTGTTTGCAAACCATGCTCAAATGGAAATATTTGAACAATATTTTTATGATGAAAATCAATTTTCAAGAATACCTGGTAATTCAACAGAGTATTCTGATATGCTAGATTTACTAAAAGAAAAAATATCTTTATTTAAAAGAGTTGGTGTGTTACCTGTGTCAAATGGCCAGGCATTTTTACCTATGGGTTTATATAGACTTGGCAATGTTTATAATAATGCTTATGGAAATTATAAATTAGAAGAAATTAATGAAAACGAGTTAAAAAATATGGAACTTTCTATAGTAGCACCATCAACACAAAGACCTGTTTTTGTAACTGGTAGTAACACTAACAATGTAAGTAATAGAGTAATTAATGTTTATCCACAAAACAATTCTATTGGAGCTTTAAGAATTACATATGTAAGACAGCCTATATCTGTAAATTGGGGTTATAACGTTGTTGATGAGCACGCTTTGCATGACCCTACAACATCAAAAAACTTTGAGCTTCACGCCTCTGAACAATCAAGTTTAGTTATGAAAATATTATCTTTAGCTGGTATATCATTAAAAGATAATACATTATATCAAGCCGGGGAGTCTTCTGAAG